CCTATCAACGGACGTGGGCAAGCTGCGCCTGGCTATCGGAGATCACCAACTCACTGACGACGCAACCGGCATCCTGCCGAACGGCAACCACTACACCGACGACGAACTGCTGACATTCATCAGCGTCGCCGGCTCATGGCAAATCGCCGTCCCAATGGTGCTCAGAACACTCTCCAGTCAGTACGGCACAATGGCGAACGTGGCCGTAGACGGCTACAGCGAATCGCTCAGCCAAGTCGCCGCCAACCTACTGGCAACCGCAACGGCCTGGGAGCGACAGCTAGAGTCAATGGGATTCACAGCGCAGCAGTATTGGCTGGCATTCGGCAGCGTCGAATCGGGATTCATGTTCTCCACAAACTCGGCGCTGTGGGAAACCGTCGATGACGCATGAAGCGGACAAAACGGCTGGAGATTGCTCAAACAAACGTAGCGCGTGTCGCCGAATCAATCATGGTCGATACGGCAACCTGGCAGCGGCCGGCACTCTCCGCTTCTGGCGGTGAAACCTGGGAAACCGTTGCAACAATCTCTTGCCGCATCCAGCCGGCCGATCTCTCATCAGGACCGGCCGCGCTGGATCTCTTCAACCAGGTAGGCGAAGTCAAAATCTCCATTTCTGACACGGTCGCTATTGCAGTCGGCGACCGGCTTGTCATCAATGGCGACACCTACAATGTCACCGCAGTCGCCAACCTGTCGACCTGGGGAGCAACCCGAACAGTCACCGGCGTTCTGGTCACACCGTACGGCGAGGTATCTCCATGAGCTTCCGCACAACCGTTCAGGGCATCGAACACAGCACCAAGTTCTTCCGCAGCGTCCCGCCAGCCATTCAGGAAGCGGTCAGGACGGCATACCAGGAACACGGCCCGTACGTCCTCAGCACGCTGCTCAAGGGCAGGCAGTTCTATCCGCCCGAGCGTCCCGGCCAACGCTACCGGCGCACCGGCAAACTCGGCGAGAGCTGGAAGCAACGCCAGTACGGGCGCTATCACGTCAGCTTCACCAACGCCACCCCGTACGCTCAGTACGTCGTCGGCGACGGCGAAGGCAACAAGCAGGCATGGATGCACACCGGCCGCTGGTGGGTCGCCGCCGAGCGTATCGCTTCGGAAACGCCGCGCCTGCTGGAGAACATCGGCCGGCGCATCACTGACACATGGGCAAGGCTCGACCAGAAATGACGATCAACGACGCAATCGCCGGCATGCGTACACTGCTGGCTACCGTGTCCGGCCTCGCCGTGCCGACCACACTGCCGAGCACAATCAGCTCCTACCCTGTGGCCCTGGTCTACTCCCGTTCGGGCGAAGTGGATCAGACCGTCTACAAGCAGTATCGCGGCATGCACAAGCTGCACATCGATCTGCTGCACAGCCGCACGCCAACACCGGAGGCGATGTCGGCCGTCGCAGCCTGGCCCGACGCGTTCGGCGCGCTCTTCGCCAATTCGCCCGATCTCGACGGCGCAGCCGTCACCATCATCAGCCCCTGGACCTATGACGTCGCCGAGTTGCAGTACGCCGGTCAAGCGCACTTCGGCATACGATTCGAGGTAACAGTCAAATGCCTAACAAACGTCCCGTGACATCCACTACGGCCGGCCTGCGCTACATCGGCGACGGCACCTACATCAACGGCGTTCCGGCGCGCGACCTTTCTCCCGACGAGGCTGCGCGCTACGCTGATCAGATTGCCGCATCCGAGCAAGCAACCGGCATCCAGCTCTATCAGACCATCGTAGGCAAGGTCGACACAACGCCGGCCGAGCCAGTTGCTTCCGATTCGGAGGATTCTTCTCATGGCTAAGCAGTACGGTTCTTTCACCTACAACGTGGGTCAGCTTGGACGCGGTGCAAACGTCGCAGCCACCACGATCATGCGTTCGCTCTTCATGGCACCCGAGGACACCCGCACCCGCGAGATGGCCGAGGAAACCATCGGCGTCGCAATGGCTGCCGAGCGCAGCTATGACACCCTGATCACGGCGCAGGCGGCAATGCCCGAAGCGCCGCTGACGTTCGAGCAATTCCCTCACCTGCTGGAAGCAAGCATCCAGACGGCTACACCGACCGGCGCCGGCCCGTACGTCTACACGTACGAGGTCCCAACCGGCGACGCGTGGAACGCCATTCAGGTCTACACGATTCGCGCCGGCAACAAGATCGTCACCGCCGACGTCCAGGTTCTGCCGTACTGCTTCGTCAGCGAATGGAGCGTCAAGGGCGAATGGGGCAAGCCGTGGACGATGGCGGCGACCTGGCAGGCGCAACAGATGTCGAATGGATCACTGACGGCGGCGCTGACGGCGCCGGCCGTGCAGGAGGCGATCTTCAACCGCGCCGAGTTCTACATTGACGCATCGGGCGGCGTCATCGGCACGACGCAAGTCACCGGCGTCATCACCAGTTTCGAGATTCAGTACACCAGCGGCATCGTGTGGGTTCCGGCCGGCGACGGCAGTCTCTATCCCATCATTCACAAGCACACTAGTCCAGAGGTCAAGTACACCTTTGTGCTGGAAGTCGAGCAAGACCCTGCCCTCTCTAACGCCAGCACCATCGTCAACGAGCGCACGGCGTTCCGCAACAATGTGGTGCGTCTCATCCGCGTGGACATCCCCGGCACGGACGCGACGCGCAACATTCGTTTCGACATTCCGGCCAAGCACGACAAGGTCGGGGCGTACGAGGAATCGGACGGCGACTCTCAGGTCACGATCGAAGGCCACGGCGTCTACTCGCCAACCGACGCACTCGGCTTCACTGTCGAAGTCACCAACAACCTGGCGACACTCCCATAAGGACACAACATGCCTGCACTCACAAGGACACAAATCCAGACCGCAAGCGACATCAAGACCGAACGCGTGGCCGTTCCCGAATGGGGCGGCTACGTCAACGCCAAAGCCATGAGCGGCTACGAGCGCGAACAGTTCGAGCAAACAGTTGCTCAGCCAGGCGCTGACGGCAAAATCCAAATCTCCTACAAGCAGATGAGGATCACCGCCGTCATCGCCTGCACGGTCGACGATGACGGCAATCACATCTTCACCGACGCAGATCGGGACTGGCTCAACGACAAGAGCGGCGCCGCTCTAGATCGGGTCGCTTCTGCCATTCTGCGACTTTCAGGAATCAGCCAGGGAGCGACAGAGGCGGCAGTCGAAAATTTTACGCCAGACCTCAGCGACGGTTCATCTTCCGCTTAGCACTGGCGCTAGGCAGAACCGTTGCTGAGCTGCTGGACAGCATGAGCAGCGCCGAACTCACCGAATGGATGGCGTTCGACGCAATCGAACCGTTCGGTGACATGCGCGCCGACTATCGCAACGGCATCCTGGCCGCACTGGTTGCCAATGCACTAGGCGGCGAACAGGCAGCATACACGGCAATCGACTTCATGCCGACGCTGACGGAAGAACAGCGACGCGCCACATCAAAGGCGCTGAAAAACGCAACGCCAGCGCCGGCCGAGGTGAACATGGAAACGTTCGAGCAAATCTACGAGGCGACCTTTGGCAAACTCGCTTGACGTCATCGTCAATGTCGATGCGAACATTCGCGGCCTGCAGCAAGGCATGCAGGGCGCAGTGTCAACCATGCAGGGCGCAGCGCAGAATCTCCAATCAGCGGGCCAGAACCTGACGCTTGGCGTGACGGCGCCGCTGCTCGGCATGGCTGCGGTCGCAGTCTCTTCGGCGACGACCTTCAACGCCAATCTGGCAAACGTGGCTTCGCTTGGCGTGCAGAACGTCGAGACGTACAAAGCGAGCCTGGAACAGATGGCAATCGATCTCGGCACGTCAACCACTGACCTTAGCGCCGGCCTCTACGATGTCGTCTCAGCATTTGGCGTTGTCGATAACAGCATGTTCATCCTCCAGCAATCGGCCGTCGCTGGCAAGGCAGGTCTTGCGTCAACACAAGAGGCGATGTCGTTGCTGTCTGCCGTCACAAAAGGCTACGGCGACACATCAAGCGAGGCAGTCCAAAAGGCCAGCGATCTGGCGTTCACTGCCGTTCGCTTGGGGCAGACCACATTCCCCGAACTCGCTGCCAGCATGGGCCGCGTCGTGCCGCTGACGGCTACCCTGGGCGTTCGCCAGGAAGAACTCTTCAACGTCATGGCAACGGCAACGGGCGTCACAGGCGGCGCGGCCGAAGTCAGTACGCAAATGCGCCAGACCCTCCAGGCACTGCTGGCGCCAACGGAGGACATGACGAATCTCATCAAGGAGCAAGGCTTCGAGTCAGGCGCTGCGATGGTACAGTCACTTGGCTATCTTGGCACCATCCAGGCGATCAAGACTGCGGCCGACGAGACCGGCAAGCCGTTGCAAAAGTACATCAGCGGCATCGAGGGCCAAACCATCGCGCTGGCACTGACCGGCAACCTGGCCGATCAGTACACGGCAAAAATGGTCGACATGGAGGCGGCTACGGGCGCCACACAAGCGGCGTTCGAGGCGCAGACACAAGGCGTCAACGCGGCCGGCTTCGCCATGCAACAGGCACGCGCCAAAATGCAGATTCTTGCTGAGCGGCTTGGCGACGGCCTCGGGCCGGCCATCCTTGCCGCAACCAATGCGCTCTCTCCACTGGCCGATATGCTGCTGCGCCTGGCCGATGTCTTCGCCAAAATGCCGGCCGGACAACAGACGGCCATCGTCGCAGCGGTCGCAGCCATCGCCGCATTGGGACCGGCGCTCATGGTGCTCGGAACGATGGTCAGCGGCGCGGCTGGCGTGCTCTCCTTCCTGGGAACACTGGCGGGCATCCTGGCCGCAATCGTTTCGCCGGTCGGCCTCGTCATCGCGGCGCTGGCCGGCCTCGCTGCCGCCATCCTCTACTTCGACGTCGGCGGCGTCACAACAGCCATTCAGTCGTTCGTGGGCGCAACCGGCGCCATGCTTCAAATGCTCTGGCAATCCGCACCGGCGCTCGGCGAGTACATCATGGCGGTCGCCGCGGCGGGCGCCGGCTCCGTCGAGGCGAAGGACGCGTTTTCAGTGCTGCCCGAACCTCTCCAAGACATCGCAGCCGGCTTCACTGGCATCATTGAAGCGGTATCCGGCTTCGTCAGCGACGCTCAGACAAAATTCGGCATCATTCAGCAAATCTTCGCCGACACGTTTGACGCAATCTCATGGATCTGGAGCGGCGATGCGGTAGACATCGACTGGTGGTGGGACGTCACGGCCGGCATCGAATCGCTCTTCAACATGGAACCAGACTCACTCGACTGGCTCAGCACGGCGCTTTTCGACGCTGGCGTAGCGGCCGGACAATTCAAGACGGACATCGAGACGGCCTTTGCTGGTGTGCAAACAACAGTCACAAACGCTTTCACCAACGCAAGCGCAGCCGTGACTGCATTCGGCGCCAGCGAAACATGGGCGACGACACTGGCAACCGTGCAGACAAACGCCACGTCTATCTGGACAAGCATCACCGGCGCCTTCACCGGCCAAATCTCACTTGACACAGCCTGGACGAACATTCAGACGGCGTTGACACAGCTACACACGGACATCACGACCTTCCTGACGTCGGAATCATTCGCGACGTTCGCTGCCGACATTGCCGCAGCGTTCGGCCTCGATACGCTGGCCGGAATCATCAACGAGAAACTGGCGCCAATCAAAGAGGCGCTGACGACCACCTTCACCGAACTCCAGACAACCATCACAACGCAGATCACTGGCGTACAGACGACACTCGACACCAACCTGGCTACGGTGCAGACAACCGTCACAACCCAACTCAGTCCGGTCACAACCACCATGACGGGCCTGTCAACCGCATTCACGAACTTTCAAACTGCGGTTCAGCCGGCCGTCGAAATCCTGCAGCAGCCGCTGGAACGACTTGGCACAACGCTGTCGACCGCATTCGCCAACATCGGCACAATCGGCGCCGACTTGCAGGCGATCATCGCAGCGTTCGGCGGGCTTGGCGAGGCACTTCAAAACTTGCTCAGCGTCTTCTCTGGCGGCGACTCATCGGGCGAAGGGGCAGGCATCGACTGGCAGACGCTGCTCGGCGGTGCAACGCTCGGCGCCGTCGTGCTCATGCTCAACGGTCTCAACGCTTCGATCGCCGTCATCGGCATCGGCTTCGGCCTGGCACTCAACGGCATCAAGCTGTCCGTCGAACTCCTGACAACGACACTCCAGGGCTTCACGCAGATCCTCGAAGGCATCCGCGACGGCGATTGGTCGACTGTCTGGCAAGGCGTGCAGACAGTCTTCCAGGGCTTTCACGACTGGTTCATCGGCGTCGTCACCGCATTGACTGAAGCGCTGACCGGATTCACAACGGCCATCGGCGGCGCAGTCACCAATACGCTGACCGACATGGGTTTTGACGAATCGGCCGCAAAGGTGCAGGCATTCGTCGACGGCATCAAAGGCTTCTTCGAGTACATCAACGGCCTGGCGACCGGCACGATCTCCGTCAACCTGCCAATCCCCGACTGGCTCGAAGGACTCAAGTCGTGGACGTGGCCGGTCCTGCCTGAATTTTCATGGCCGGATTTTAATGAGTGGAGCTGGCCGGATTTTAATGAGTGGAGCTGGCCGGAGTTCAACGACTGGGAATGGCCGGAAATCGAAATGCCGGACTGGGTCGCTTCACTACTGAGCTGGCGACCATTCGGCGGCAACCAACTCGGCACAAGCTACTGGCACGGCGGTCCAACGTGGATCGGCGAAGCCGGGCCGGAGCCGGTCTGGTTCGGCGGGCCGCAACTGGTCAACCTGCCGCGCGGCGCCCGCATTATGAACAACACGGATGCTATGCGCTCCTTGCGGCGCGGCGGCAACGGCGGCAACGTGACCATCAACGCAAACGTACGCAGCGACCAAGACCTGTACCGGCTGGCGCAAATGATTCAAGATCACCTGGGCGCATAACCATGCCACACGCCGTAAGCATTTCGGACGGATCGTCGACCATCAGCCTTTCGACCACCAACGTCCAACTGAACCACTACACGCCGCAGGCGCCATCCTGGGATGAGGATAGCGCCAGCTACCAGCCGGTCGTCGACACCATCGACTTTCTCGTTTACCAGAGCACCGCCGCCGCTGCACAAACCAAGATCGCTCAGATCGAACGCGTGCTGCTGTCGGTGCAGCGTCGTGCCATGTCGCGCACCGGCCCCATTCCCTACCTCATTCTGCAAATGGCCTCGGACGTTTCGTCGTGGCGCAGTCAAATTCTCAGCGTTACGTGGGTCTCGACCGACGACCTCT